CCGTATCCGCAAGACTGCTGCAAGCACATTCGTTGTTTATCGCATCATGTAAGTAAAAAAGACAGGCCAGCAGAGATGTTGGCCTGTCTTTAAATGGGGAACGATATGCCAATGACCAAGGGTTACTCTCAGAAATCCATCGGCAAGAACATTGCTATGGAAATGAAATCAGGCAGGCCACAAAAGCAAGCTGTTGCAATGGCACTCAGTACGGCAACCAAAGCGGCAAAAGCCGCAGGGAAGCCTAGCAAGGCGCCAATGAAAAAGATGAAATGATTAAATCGGCGGCGATTATCAAGACCAAGACTCTCGCCCCGTGGCGGGAGTTGCGTATTCAAAAGCGCAAGCTCAAAAAAGAGCAAGCCGTTGAGCGCAGATTGGCAAAAGTTTACTATCCATCGCCCATTGATGCTGTCGTGCAGGAAGTGGACATTATGGAAGTTGGCGATCCAACACGCGATGAAATGTTGGAACAAGCTGCTAAAATCGGCCTCAAAGTGGACAAGCGTTGGTCAGATGAAACTCTGCTCAATCGCATCAATCAGACGATGGAGGCCACATCATGGGATACAGCAAGCGTCAGTTTGTGACCGCTGCCTTTGAGGAAATCGGTCTTGCCTCTTATGTGTTCGACCTGAATCCTGATCAGATAAACACGGCATTGCGTCGGCTGGATGCAATGATGGCAGACTGGAATGCCAAGGGCATTCGCTTGGGTTACCCACTGCCATCAAGCCCACAAGACAGCGATTTAGATGAACAGACCAATGTGCCTGATTCGGCATATGAGGCCATCATTTGCAGCCTTGGAATCAGACTTGCGCCGAGCTACGGCAAACAAGTGATGATCGAGACCAAGACCACTGCTAAGCAGGGTTACGATGTCTTGCTTCAGCGTGCGACATTCCCGCTCGAAAAACAACTGCCAGCAACCACACCAGCTGGCGCTGGCAACAAGCCCTGGCGTGTATACGACAACCCGTTTGTGCGGCCACCATATAGCCCTGTTGATGCTGGCCCTGATGGGCCAATCGAATACTACTGAGGATCATCATGCCTACAATCAATCAATTGCCATTGCTGAGTCCCATCAGCAGTGGTGACCAGCTTCCAGTTTATTCGCCCAACAACGGTGATGCTCGCAGAACCTCGATTGGTTCTTTGCTGACGTTCTTCCAGCAGAGTTTTGCATCGCCCACTTTGGCGGTGAATCTGTACGTGCCTGGTTCTGGGTTCAACATCACAGTGCCAACACCAGTAAGTCAGCAACAGTGGATGCTGCTGCAACCTGCTGGGACTTTGGCGTCTGGCACGATAACGCTGTCTCTAAATACTGGCGTGCCTGATGGCACTACGGTGCTGATTACATCAACGCAAGAGATCACCTCACTGACCATCGCGCTAAATGGCGCATCTGCCATCTATGGTGCAATCACAAGTCTTGGTGCAGGTTGTGCTGCTGTTTATCGCTTTTACCAGCCAACAAATTCTTGGTACAACATCAACGCTGAGAACGTCTTGGCGGCTGGCATTGCTGCGTGGTTGAACAATCCCACAAGCGCAAATCTGCGTGCAGCAATGACAGATGAGACCGGAACAGGTCTGCTGGTATTCAACACCAGTCCAACCTTTGTGACCCCTGTGTTGGGTACAGTGACCAGCGGCAACATCAGCGCTTGCACAAGTACCAGCATGGCGATGGTTACTCCGATTCTTGGAGTCCCAACGTCTGGAACATTGACAAACTGCACTGGGTTGCCGCTAACGACTGGTGTGACAGGGGCCTTGGCAGTTGCCAATGGAGGCACTGGAGCATCAGCAACTGTTCAGGCATTGAGTGGCCCAGGTGCTGTAAATATCACAAGCATTGCCACCGCTTTTACTTCAACTGCTACTGGCAATGCGTTGACTCTTGCTGATGGCGCACAGGGGCAACTGAAAACGATTATTTATGTTGCAGAGGCGGCTGGTGGTGATACTGGTATTTTGACTCCAGCCAATCTTGGAAGCGCCACCACAATCACCTTTAATTCAGTTGGTGATTCGGTAACTCTCCAGTTTGCTGGTACTGATTGGTGGGTTGTTGGGTTCCGTGGTGCGGTGGTTGCGTAATGGCAACCAAGCCCAAGTCCTCTGTGAATGAGGCTGGCAATTACACGAAACCAACTATGCGTAAGCGTCTCTTTGAGGAAATCAAAGGTTCTGCTGTGCAAGGTACTGCAGCCGGTGAATGGTCGGCTCGCAAAGCTCAACTGTTGGCAAAGAAGTACAAAGAAAAAGGTGGCGGTTATAAATGAAGGCCACACAAAAAAGCCTGAAGGACTGGGGAGCACAGAAGTGGCGCACCAAGTCCGGCAAGCCGTCCAGCGAGACGGGAGAGCGCTATCTGCCCGAGAAAGCAATCGAGGCTTTGTCAGCGGCTGAGTACGCGGCTACCACCAAGACTAAGCGTGAGGCCACCGCCAAGGGAAAACAATTTGCAAAGCAGCCGAAGAAGGTGGCCGAAAAGATTAAGAGGTTTCGATGAAAACTCCAGCCTATGCACGTAAGGAAGGCCAAAACCCCAAAGGCGGCTTGAACGCTAAGGGTCGAGCTGCTGCCCGTGCTGAAGGCATGAACCTGAAGCCTCCAGTTAAGTCTGGCGACAATCCTCGCAGGGCATCGTTCTTGGCTCGCATGGGCGGCAACCCTGGCCCAGAATACAAAGACGGTGAACCAACAAGGCTGCTGCTGAGTTTGAGGGCTTGGGGCGCGTCATCAAAAGCAGATGCCAAAGCCAAGGCAAAACGCATCTCTGAACGCAACAAGGCCAAGTGATGCAAATCCCAATCTTAAGCGGCATCTACGCTGACAACACTCCAGAGCTGCGCACCGCCTACCCTGTGAACATGGTTCCCGTGCCAAAGGCGTCAGGAATCAGCAATGGATTCTTGCGTCCAGGCGACGGCATTGTGGCCAACGGCACAGGCCCAGGAATTGATCGTGGCGGCATCAACTGGAATGGCATCTGCTATCGCGTGATGGGCACTAAGCTGGTCTCCGTGGCCAGCAATGGGGCTGTGACAGTACTTGGCGATGTTGGTGGGCCAACCACCGATCTGGTGACGATGGATTACAGCTTTGATGTGCTCGCTATCGCATCCGGTGGGAGGTTGTATTACTGGATTCCAGTTAACACGCCGGGCACTATAGCCTGGAACCCAACGGCGCCGATCTTGCGGCAAGTCACAGATTCAGACCTTGGGGTGGTGCTGGACTTCTGTTGGGTTGATGGCTATTTCATGACCACGGATGGCGCCAATTTAGTTGTCACTGAGTTGTCAGACCCGACCCAGGTCAATCCTCTGAAATATGGCAGCTCAGAAGTTGATCCTGACCCTGTTGTGGCACTTATCAAGCTGCGCAATGAGGTCTATGCTCTCAACAGCAACACGATGGAGGTCTTCGACAACGTGGGAGGGGAGCTGTTCCCATTTGCACGTATTGATGGCGCACAAGTACAGAAGGGCGTTCTTGGCACGCACGCCTGCTGCATTTACTTGGAACGCATTGCCTTTTTGGGAGGTGGTCGCAATGAATCCCCAGGGATCTATCTGGGCGCAGCAGCCACAACCCAGAAAATCAGCACCCAGGAAATCGACAATCTGCTTCTGCAATACACAGAGGCACAACTGGTGCGTGTCCAGCTCGAGGCACGCAACGACAAAAACCACCAACACCTCTACGTCCACCTGCCAGATCGCACGGTGGTCTACGATGCCTCAGCATCTGAGGCTCTGGATCAGCCTGTCTGGTTCACTCTGACTACCACATTGGTTGGTTTCAGCCAGTACCGGGCACGCAATATAGTCTGGATATACGACAAGTGGCTTGTCGGAGATCCGCAGTCGAGCTCCATCGGGTATCTGGTGCAAGACATTGGTCATCACTGGGGCCAGCAGGTGCGCTGGGAGTTTGGCACGGTCATTGTCTACAACGAAGGGAATGGCGCAATCTTCAATCGACTGGAGCTCGTCAGCTTGACCGGCAGTATCACATTGGGCACCAATCCACAGATCAGCACCAGCTACAGCGTAAACGGACTGTCTTGGAGTCAAGATCGCAGTATTGCAGTTGGCACGATTGGCAGTACATCCAAGCGCCTGGCTTGGTTCCAGCAGGGCCACATGCGCAATTGGCGCATTCAGCGTTTCCGTGGCGATAGCGATGCCCATGTATCGTTTGCACGCCTTGAGGCACAGATTGAGGCGCTTGCATACTGATGGCAACTGCACCAGTCTCCCGCAGGCTGAATCTTACCCGCGACCAGCTCGCAAGTTTCTTGACCGATCAGCAACAGATCAGGCAGTTTGAGCTGCTGTTTTCCACAGTCGATCAGATTCAAGTCATCACAGGCACTGATTTCGAGTATCAGGCAGACACAGCAGCGGCTACAGCAAACGAGGCGCTTTCCCAAATCAACAGACTTTCTCAGGCCTTGGAATTGCTGGCTCTGGCTCCAGTGCGCAACAATATTGAACTAGGGCACGATGTAAACGGCATCTTGCCTTACGCAAACCAAACCGCAAGAGTGCGATCTAATCAGGTGCTCACATGGCTTTCGATGTAATCACACCTGCCAAACTCGGCCAAGCAGCGATAACCACAGGCGTGACCACGCTATACACGGTGCCAGCCAGTACTCGCACGCTGCTTAAGGAATTTAGCATTGCCAACACCACGGCAGCGGCCATCAATGTGCGCGTGTTCCTGGTTCCATCTGCAGGCTCTGCAGGCACAGGCAATGCCTTCCTATACGATGTGCCAGTCCCAGGCAACAATGCACTGCAATACAACGGCATCGAGGTTCTGAACGCAGGCGACACTATTCAGATTCAAGCTGCATCAGCAGGCCTGACAATCATCGCCAGCGGCGGCGAAGCCACATAAGGAGCATGACATGACTGTATCCATCAAAGTGCTTATCCCTGCCAAGCAGGCCGAGAACACGCAGACGACTCAGTACACGGCCACCAACTGCAAGGCCATCATTGACAAGTTCACGGCCACCAATACCACGGCGGGCAATGTAACAATCAGTGTCAATCTGGTGACCAGTGGCGGCAGCGCGGGCACGAATAACCTAATCGTGGACACCCGCAGCATCGCACCCGATGAGACCTACACATTTCCAGAGCTGGTCGGCCAAGCGCTGGACAGTGGCGGATTCATCTCAACAATTGCCAGCGCAACAACATCGTTGACAATCCGCGCATCTGGTCGCGAAATCACTTAAAGGAAAACATCATGGATAAATTTATGATAATGCCCAAGGGCTTTATGGGCCTGCCAATGGATGAGGAATTCATCACCACGGCAGAAAACAAAAAGAACTACGTCATTGCGGTGCAGGACTGGAACTACGGTCCGGAGATGCCAACCAATGAGCCAGGAGCAAACAAGGAGTTCTATGCAGGAATTGCCGAGGCCATGCAATGCACCGAAAAGGACGCACGGCGCAAGCATTGCTCAAACTGTGAGTACTACGACAACAGCTTTATGGCCCAAGTCAGAATCGAGCGCATCCCGATGGCAGCCTACGACAAGGGCGCAGGCTTTCGGGGGCACTGTGAAAAGCTAAACTTTATTTGCAACGACATGCGAGTCTGCCAGGCTTGGGAAGATCGAGAAGAATATGGTGATTGACCAAATGCCGAAATGTGGGAAAATGCAGCTGCTGAGCCTATCGAGCCGCCAGCAGCTCACCCTGAACAGGAGCTGCGCATGTCTGATGTCGATTGGTTGAGAGTGAACCTGCAAAGGGTTTTCGCGCTCCCAACGCCAGCCGTTGAATGGCTGCTCATGCTTTATGG